GGTTTCGCTCGACGCCAGATGTTTTATAGACAGCGTAGTTAGGTTTGCGTTTCGTTTCGTTTTGCATATAAGAGAATCTATATGACAAAGAAGATAGAAATAAGAATTAATCCGAATCTTAAAACAATTCCTATTGAACATTTAATTCCTTATGCAAAGAATCCACGTAAAATTCAAAAAGGAGTTCCTTTAGTAATCGAATCTATTAAATCATTTGGCTTTAATGTGCCGATTACTATTAACAATATGATGGATAAGATTATTGTTAGTGGACATACTCGGTATGAAGCGGCAAAGCGATTAGGAATGGTCAGGGTTCCTTATATCGAACTGAATCACTTAAACGATTTAGATGTTAGAAAATATCGTATTGCTGACAATCGTTCTGCTGATGAATCTGAATGGGACAAGGTTTTATTAAGGAATGAATTAGCTGAATTAGAATTAAACAGTAAATTAGATTCTGAATGGTGGAAAGCTACTGGCTTCAATGAACAAGAGATCGCACAAGTATTGGCTGGAACCTTAACTGATCCTGAAGAAGCTAAACCTAAAAAACATGAGTGTCCTAATTGTGGTCATAGTTGGTAATGGAATTTATTGATTCTATTTGGTTTATGGTTTTAATGGGAATAGTTAGTTTTATCATAATTTTGATTTGGAGTAATACAAAATATTAAAATGAAATATTATGAATAGAAAACAACGCTATCAATTAACAAAAGAAAAGAATGAATCAGGTATGGATTGTGAAAAGATTATAGATACCAACCCACCTAATAAAACAACAACAACAGATAAAGAAATAATTGAAAAAACTGTTAGGTGGTTAGAACTAAATATCAAATCTCCTTATTTAAATACAGATTTAATTACCGATAATAAAAACTTATTAAAAGCTATAAAGGATTGGAAAAATGACAAGAGGTAAAACAAAACGATTGGCTTGGACAGGCAGTCATAATAGATATAAAAAATCGAACGCCATTTATTTAGAAACTTATAATAAAATATTTAAAAGAAAAAAGAAGAACAAGAATGGAAAAACATAAAATTAAAACGTCTGATCCAGTTATTAACGATGTTATAGATAGAATATTTGTTAGACATCAACAGGGAATGGAAAAGTTTAAAGTAACAATGGCTGCCAACTCTAAATCTATTCCTGAATGGATAGAAGAATCTATACAGGAAAAAATTGATGATATTTGTTATATGTCTACTTTAAAAGATAGAATTATTCAAAGAGAAAACGAACTTTTAAAAGAAAATGATAGGTTGAGAGAGGATTTACAAGTTGTTTATTTAGAAAATGGTAGGTTAAATGAAAAAATTAAGAAGTTAGAAGAACATGGCAAGCAAAAAACCTAGAGGATATGGATATACCCATGTTACTAAAACTAGAAAGAAGCGTAAAGGCAGACATTCTAAAAGACCGAATAAAAGTAGTCGGCCAAAACGTACGAGAGGACAAGGAAGATAATGAATGTATTATTTTTAATTTTAGGATTGGCAACAGCTAGTACCACCTATGAACTTGTTAAAATTCCGATAGGTATGGCAGTTAAACAAATGACTTGCGAACAAGCATTTGCTAAACACACAATATCAGTAGAAAACCCAAATTACAAAGTTGGAAATAATGAACCAATAACCTATATTAAATATAAAGGTAAAACAGTTTTCTTTCATTATTGCGAAGATTCACTTGGAAAGTATATTCCATAATGGCTACTTCATTTAATATTCAAGCTATTGCAAAGCTATTAAAACTATCTGAACGTAGAATACAACAACTCGCTAAAGATAATATTATACCTAAAGCGGAACGTGGTAAGTATGATTTAGTTAGTAGTGTTCATGGATATATAGATTTTCTAAAAGCGAAAGCTGGTGGCGATTTTACTGCTGAAGAAGTATTAAAAAATAAAAATAAATTACTTAAAGCTAAAGCAGAAATAGCAGAAATAGAAAAGCAAAAGGCAACAGGCGAATTAATACCGAAAGAAGAAGTAAAACGCACCTGGTTAGAGTTAGTACACAAAGTAAAACAAAAATTGCTTTCAATACCAAATAAAGTTGCTCCAGTTATTGTTACAATCAAAAATATTAACGAAATAAAATTAATTTTACAAGATAAACTATATGAGGCACTTTATGAAATCACAAGCGATGACAGAAGTGTGGCAAAAAACAATGAGTCTAATAAAACCACCGCCACACCTAAAAATAAGTCAATGGGCAGATAAATTTAGGCATTTATCTACTGAAAGCAGTAGTGAAGCTGGTAAATTTGAAACTAGCAGAGCCATCTTTCAAAAAGAAATAATGAATAGTATTAACGATCCATCTATTGATGAAGTTGTTGTTATGTCGTGTTCTCAAATAGGTAAGACCGAGATTCTTCTCAATGCCATTGGCTATTATATACATTATGCTCCAGCACCTATATTAATTGTCCACCCAACTTTAGAAATGGCTCGTGCCTGGAGTCAGGATAGACTTGCTCCAATGATTAGAGATACTGAAATTTTAAAATATAAAGTTGCCGAAGTTAAAAGTAAAGATTCAGGCAATACTGTATTACATAAGATATTTGATGGTGGCCACATTACAGCTTGTGGTGCTAATTCTCCAGCATCGTTAGCTTCTCGTCCTATTAAAATTGTTTTATGTGATGAGATAGATAGATACCCACCTACTGCTGGAAGTGAAGGCGATCCTGTTATGTTGGCTAAACGTAGAAGTGCAACCTTTTGGGATAGCAAGTTGGTTTTAACATCAACACCTACTGTTAAAGGTGCAAGTGCGATTGAATCTGCTTTTGAAGATACTGATAAGCGTTTATTTTATGTTCCTTGTCATAAGTGTAAGAAGAAACAAGTTCTAAAGTGGTCGCAAGTACAATGGGAAAAGAACAAACCTGAAACAGCTAGATATATGTGTGAACATTGTGAAAAGAAATGGACTGATATTGAAAGAATTAAAAATATCGCTAAAGGACATTGGAAAGCGACCGATAGATTTAATGGACGTGCTGGTTTTAGATTGAATGGACTTTATTCTGTATGGGTAACAATGGAAGAAGCTGTCGGAGAGTTCTTACGAGCAAAAAAATTACCTGAAACATTAAGAGTATTTGTTAATACCTATCTAGGAGAAACGTGGGAAGATCAAGGAGAGCGTATTGATGATTTGGGCCTATATGACAGACGTGAAGATTATACTATTCCTGATGAAGTCGTATTATTAACTGCTGGAGTTGATGTTCAGGACGATAGACTCGAAGTAGAAGTATTAGGTTGGGGTTTAGAAGAAGAAACGTGGAGTATTGATTATCATACGATCTATGGCGATCCATCTGCACCTAATATCTGGCAAGAACTAGATTTGATATTGTCAAAAACATACGAATTACCTAATAAAACCAAACTTAAAATCGTTGCGACTTGTGTGGATAGTGGACACCATACCAATCAAGTTTATAAGTTTTGTAAACCAAAATTCGTACGAAGAATATTCGCAATCAAAGGTATAGGTGGAGAGGGACGAGCCATCATTAGCAGACCTACTAGAAATAATATTGCTCGTATAACTTTATTTCCTATTGGCGTTGATACTGCTAAAGAATTAATATATTCGAGATTAAGGATAAGAGATTATGGTGCTGGATATTGTCATTTTCCAAAAAAATATGGAGAAGAATATTTCAGACAGCTAACAGCAGAAAAGGTTGTTACAAAATATAGACGAGGTTTTAAAAGACGAGAATGGGTTTTGATGCGACCAAGAAATGAAGCGTTAGATTGTAGAGTTTATGCGTTGTCGGCATTTACAATATTAAATGCAGATTTAAATAGAATATCTGAAAAACAAAAAAAAGGACAAATAGAATTGAATCCTAAAGTCAACCCAAATAGGTTGAAACATTATAAAAAGCATAGTAATTTTGCGAAATCGTGGAATGATTAAAATTAATGGCTAATATTTTTACAACAATACCAGAAAAAGAACCGATAAGTTTTTATAAAGGCGAAACTATTGTTTGGAAAAGAACCGATATAGGTGCTGATTATGCACCATCAAGTTATTCGATGGTTTGGGAAGCATCATTAGAAAGCGATGGTTCAACAAGATTTTCAGCAACAGTTACAGAGTCAGGAACAGAATATACATTTACATTAGATGATTCAGCGACAGCTAATTATACTGCTGGAGATTATTTTTGGGTTTTAAAAGTTATTCAAGATAGTGATAGTGAAAAATTAGTTATAGATTCAGGAAAAATAACTGTCAAAGATAACTATTTTGCAACTACTGGCGATACTAGAAGCCACGCCAAAGTTATGCTCGATAAAATTGAGAGCATATTAGAAAATAGAGCAGATGCAGATGTTTCAAGTTATTCAATAGCTGGACGTTCACTTAATAAATTAACAGTTGATGAATTATTAAGATGGAGAGATTATTATAGAGCAGAATATAAAAAAGAGGTTGCCGAATTTAGAACTGGAAACAATGAGGGTTCAGGTCGAGTAGTAAAGGTACAATTTAATGACATATCTTGAACGAATTAGAAATTTTTTCAGAAGAAAAACGAATAAAAGGTCTTTTTATTCTGGTGCTGGAACACATAGATTATTAAGCAACTTTATTCAAACATCTAAATCTGCTGATACTGAAATTAAACAAAGTTTAAGAGTTTTAAGAAATCGGTCAAGAGATTTAGCAAGAAATAATGCTTACGCCAGAAGATTTATCAATGTTTATACAGATAATGTTATTGGGCCTAAAGGAGTTCATTTACAAGTTAGAAGTCGTGATCCAAATGGTGCATTAGATTCATTTGCTAATAATATGATTGAAAGACGTTGGAAAGAATGGGGTTATAATTGTTCTGCCGATGGTAAAATGAGTTGGGTAGATTGCCAACGATTATTTGCTGAAACATTTGCAAGAGATGGCGAAGTATTAGTAAGACTCATTAAGAATTTTGATAATCCTTATAAGTTTGCTATCGAGTTTATTGAAGCTGATTTTTTAGATACAGAACTCAATATAGTTTTAGAAAATAAGAATGAAGTTAGAATGGGAATTGAACTTAATAAGTTTGGTAAGCCAATTAATTATCATTTATTAAAAAGACACCCAAACGATGATCTGAATTTAAGTTCAGCTTCTTATATAGGTACAAAATATAATGTTGTACCAGCTAATCAGATTATTCATTTTTATCATCAAGAAAGACCACATCAAACAAGAGGTATTCCACCTTTATCATCATGTTTAAAAGATTTAAAAATGTTAGATGGTTATATGGAAGCTGAATTAGTTGCGGCAAGAGTAGGTGCAAGTAAAATGGGATTTTTTAAATCTGCTGATGCTGATAGTTATACTGGAGAAGATAAAACAAATACTAATAATCCAGTTATGTCTGCTGAACCTGGAACATTTGAACAATTACCAACTGGAACTGATTTTCAAACATTTGATCCTCAACACCCAACGACAGCTTTTAAAGATTTTACAAAAGCGATAGTTCGGTCAATCGCAAGTAGTTTAAATGTAAGTTATAATACACTAGCAAACGATTTAGAGAGCGTTAATTATTCAAGTATTCGACAAGGTGCATTAGAAGAAAGAAATTATTGGCAATGTGAACAATATAAGATTACTAGAAACTTTCACGATGTTGTTTATTCAAAATGGTTAGAAATGGTTTTATTAACCAAGTTATTAAGTGATCTTCCAGCTTCTAAATTTCCTAAATTTAATCAACCTATTTGGAGAGCGAGAGGTTGGCAATGGATTGATCCTAAAAAAGAAGTTGAAGCATTAAAAGTAGGTGTAGAAAATGGCTTTTTATCACACCAGGACGTTCAAGCGAGTTATGGTCGTGATGTTGAAGATGTATTTAGTCAGATACAATCTGATAAAGAACTTGCTGATAAATTTGGAATACAATTAGCTTTTGAACCATTTGGACAAAAACAAATGCAACAAAATCAACCAAATGAGGTTGAAGAAGAAGAAGAAAAATAATAGATATAAATTATATGACAATAAAACAAAACGAAAAAGACAATGGCTTTAACAAAGAAGGGAACAGCAAAGAATTTAGTACAGAAAATAATGTATTATCATCTCTTAAAGAAGGACAACAAAAAATTAACAAACAAGAAGTCGAAAAGAATATGGAAACTAAAAAGCAAATTCAAAAAAAAGTAATGATACAGAAATCAGATAAAGAAAAACTATATCGTGTATTTGGTTTTAATAAAAAGGAGATTAGTGAAGATAACAGAACTGTTAATCTAGCGTTTTCTTCTGAAGAACCATACGATAGAAGTTTTGGAACAGAAATTTTAAGTCATAATCCGCAAGATGTGGATTTTTCATTTATTGCTAGTGGGACAGCACCATTATTGCTCAACCACGATTTAGAAAAGCAAATAGGAGTCATAGAAGAAGCTAAAATCAGCGATGCCGACAAGGTAGGTCGTGCAGTCGTGAGATTTGGTAAATCAAAACTAGCTGATGAGGTTTTTCGTGATGTCGTAGATGGCATTCGCAGTAATGTGAGTGTTGGCTACGAAATAATGAAGATGGATAAGATTAAAAGCGATGATGAGGACGAGGACAGTCCAACTTATCGTGTTAATTGGAAACCATTGGAAGCGTCTATTGTTTCCGTACCAGCAGACACAACTGTTGGCGTAGGACGTAGTAGATATGATAGTTCAACCGATCAAGATAGTCGTAAAGAAACTATTGAGATCATAACTGGAAAAAACACAATGGAAAAAGCAAAAGAAAATCCAAAAGTGGAAACTTCTCAAGTTAATGTTGAAGAACAAATCGCTAAAGCGAGAAAAGAAGAAACAGCTAGAGTTAAAGAAATACAATCTTTAGGGTCAGCACATAATTGTAAAGACCTTGCAGATAAAGCAGTTAACGATAATGTTTCTCTTGCTCAATTTAGAGGAATTGTTTTAAACAAACTAGGGGAAGCGAAACCTTTGGACAAGAAAGACAACATTGGACTTTCTAACAAGGAATCACGAGATTATTCTCTTGTCAAAGCTATTAAAGCTATGGCAACTGGAAATTGGTCTGGTGCTGAACTTGAAAAAGAAGCGTCTGATGAAATCTCTCGTAAAACTGGCAAAACTCCGAAAGGTATCTATGTTCCAACAGACGTTCGTTGGACTAGGGATCTTATTCAGGGTGCCGCTGGCGATGGTGGAAACTTGGTAGCAACTAACCTTTTAAGTGGTTCATTTATTGAAGCATTAAGAGCAAGAATGGTTGTTAAACAAGCTGGTGCTTTATTTTTAAGTGGTCTAGTTGGCGATATTGCTATCCCAGCACAAAATGCGGTTAATTCTGCATCATGGGTTGGAGAAAATTCAGCAGTAACAGAAGTCAACACGACATATCGTCAAGTTACAATGGCTCCTAAAACATTAGGAACATTTACTGACATATCAAGACACTTAATGCACCAATCTACTCCAGCAATCGAAACTATTGTTAGAAATGATATTATAAAAACACTTTCTAATGAAGTTGATAAGCAAGCCATTCAAGGTTCAGGTTCTAGTAACAAACCAACTGGTATTTTAAATACTTCAGGTATTGGTTCTGTTGCTATCGGAACGAATGGTGGTGCGTTTACGTGGGCATTGGCTGTTGAAACTTGGAAAGAAGTTGCTACTGACAACGCAGATATAGGCGCGTTGGCTTGGGTTACTTCTCCGCTTGCAGTTTCTCGTTTAATGGCTACGGCTAAAGTCGGTTCTTCTGACTCTGTCATGATCATGAACGATCAAAACAAGCTACTGGGTTACAATGTCTTTTCAACAACAAACTCGCCTGATACTCTTACAAAAGGGTCATCAAGTGGGGATTGCTCTGCTTTAACATTTGGGAATTTTAATGACCTGATTGTTGGAGAATGGGGTAGTTTAGATATATCTGTTGATCCTTATACTAATGCCGCTAAAGGTGGTACTAGAATAATAGGGTTATACGATGTAGATGTTGCTGTTAGACACGCAGAAAGTTTTGCGGCAATTCAAGATAATAATGCGTAATTAACGCATTTACAAGATTAGGCGTGGCATTGACCACGCCTTTTCTTTTAGATACAAGGAATTATTATGAAAATAAAAATACTAAAACAAACTTTTGTCAAAGGTCAATTAGCAAAAGCTGGAGATGTAATAGAAGCTACTCAAAATGATGGAGAACTATTAATCGGTATGGGTAAAGCTATTGCAAGTGCTGAATCGACTAAAAAACCTGAACACAAAGAAACTGTTAAAAAGAAAAGTTTTTTTTCGAGAAAAAAGAAATAGAGGAGTCTTATGATTACCAGTTTAAGAAATTGGTATAAGTTAGCAAAGGCACACCCTAAAGCATCTATTGGGATTGCTGTTGTTATTGTTATTATACTATTAGCGATATTCTAATGTAATGAAATTATCTTTTATCAAGTATGGTAAAAGAAAGATTAAAGTTCATTATGTCATACTTCAAGATTGTTTAGGATTATACGATCCTAATTTACATACACTTCATTTAGATAAGAGGTTGAAAGATTTAAGTTTATTTAATACTTTAATGCACGAGATGTTTCATATAATAATGAATATGGAAGATATTGATGTGAATACTAAAGGAGAGGAACCTATTGCTAAAGCAGTAGGTAATGGTTACGAAAAGATATTCATGGCCAATCCATTCCTAGTTAGAATATTAACAAAATGTTTGAAAAAAGTAAAATAAAATGGCAGTAGAATCAGATACAGAACGAACGATATTTTTTGATACAGACGATTTTGCTCAATCAGCTACATTTACTGACGTTAGTGCTAGTACCAGTTCAACTGTTAAAGGTATTTTAGATAAAGAGTCAGTAGAACAATCAGTTGGCGAAGCTGGTATTATTGAAGAAGTTCCTGTTTTTACTTGTAAAAGTAGCGATGTTACTGATGCAACTTTTAATGATACGCTAGTTATAGATAGCGTTACTTATTATATTAAAGAGTTATTTCCTGATGGAACAGGTGTAACTAGAATAACATTATCAGGATAAGATGGCCCATATTAGAAAAGCAATTAGAGAACACGTTGTTACAACAGTTACAAGTTTATCTACTACTGGTTCAAATGTTTATGAAACAAGATACTTTCCTTTACAAACTGGGAATCTTCCAGCTTTAATTGTTTATACGTTAGATGAAACAGTTGAAGATTATACGATAGGACAAAATACTAGAACTCAATTCAGAGCATTAAATTTAATTATCGAAGCACATTGTCGAGGAACAGCTAACATAGATGATACGTTAGATACGATTGCAGAAGAAGTAGAAGAAGCAATGGTTACTGATATAAGTCGTGGTGGTAATGCAAAAGATACAAAATTAGTTTCAACAGAAGTGGATTTTGATACTGCTAGTCAAAAGACAGGGTTGATGAGGTTGACCTATTTAATTTCATACAATACTATCGAAAACGCAGTACAAACAGGAGTTTAATTATGGCAACCAATAGAATAAAATTAAAAACACCTAACGGCACAAGTGAGATTGAAACATTTGCAGATAAAGAAGAATATTATTTGAAAATGGGCTACACAAAGGTTGGTGTTACTGTTACAAAACCTTTAAGTACGTTTAGTAATAAAGCTAAACAGAAAATAAAAAAAGAGGAAAATAAATAATGGCAACACATACAGGAAGTTCAGGTTTAGTAAAATGTGGTTCTAATATTATTGCAGAAGTGAGAAGTTTTACTTTAGACACAACAGCAGAATTATTAGAAGATACTACATTAACTGATACTTCCAAAACTTTCCAAGTTGGCAAAAAAGGTGCAACTGCATCTGTCGAGTGTTTCTGGGACGAAACAGACACTAACGGACAGATAGCAATAGCGGAGGGTGAACAAGTGACTCTTTATTTATATCCAGAGGGTGCTGATTCAGCAGATTATTATTTTGGTGGAACGTGGATTATTACTGCCAATTCTGTATCAACTCCGACTGATGGTATGATAGAAGCAACTTTTTCAGCTACTTTAACTGGTGCGTTAACTAGGGGAACAGTTTAATTAATTTGACTATTTAGCTGAATTTAAGTATTGACTCTTTTATGAGTGATATTCTTGAAAAAGCCAAAGAACATTTTAAAGCAATAGACAGGAAGATTATTGATGTTCCTGAATGGGGGATTACTGTCTATGCTAAACCTTTAACTTTAGCCGATAGAAGAATCTTAACTAGAAATACAAAACCTGATGACGTTACTTTATTTGCTGACGTTCTTATTCTTAAAGCTGAAGACAAAGAGGGTAAAAAACTTTATTCATTAGAAGACAAACAAACTTTAATGAGGTCAGTTGATTCTCTAGTTGTGGAGAGAGTGGCCCAAGACATATTGTCTGTTCTGCCAGTTGAAGACTGGCTAAAAAAAAATCAGAACTGATAACGAACTTTTAAATATCCTATATCTTGCAAAAGACCTAAACTTGAAACTATCCGACATTATGGATATGAGTGTGAATGAGTTTAACTTATGGTGTGCTTTTTACGATAAGCTAAACAAAGACAGCAAATTAAAAAGATAATGGCAAGAAATAGATTACAATTCGATATTAACGCAAAAGATAAAACTAAACGAGCATTTAGTTCACTTAAACGTGGACTCAAAGGCGTAAGTAAAGCTATCTTTAATATGAAGACAGGACTAGCGGCTGTTGCTGGTATAGCTGGTCTAGGTTTATTAATTAGAAATTCATTACAAAGTGTTGATAAGTTAGGAAAATTATCTCGACAAGTATTTATTTCAACTGAACGATTAGGTGCATTTAGATTATCAGCAGAACTAGGTGGAACATCTTTAGAAGCATTTGCAAAAGGTGTTCGTACAATGGCAGTTGGTATTAACGATTGGCTCGTTAAAGGAACTGGTATTGCACAAGATGCATTTATTCAATTAGGAATAACACAAGATGACTTACGAGCAACCAATGGAGATTTATTTGCACAATTTCAAATAGTTGCTAACGCTTTAAATAATATGAAAGACGGCACAGATAAAACTGCGGCCGCTTATAAATTATTTGGTGGACGAAATATTGAACTCTTAACTGCTATTGAAAATGGCACAATGGGAATGGAAGAACAATTTGAGATGGCTAAAAGACTTGGCCTTGTTATGTCAAAAGAAGTTGTTCTTGGAGTAGAAGCGGCTAACGATTCAATGTCTTTATTAAAAATGGGGACAGTTGGTTTATCTCAACAATTTTCTGCGGCACTAGCACCAGCTATTTTAAGAGTATCAGATAATATAAGAGAATCATTATTACATTGGGTAGAAAAAACTCATGGAAGTATTGAAAATTTTGGAAAGTATTTATCCGATCAATTAATTAAGAGTTTAGGTAAGTTTGCTGAAGCAATGATTCATGTTTCAACAGCTACTGTTAATACTGCTATTGCTTTTTCTAATTTAGGTATAGCTTTTGAAAATACTGGTTTATTTTTTACTAAATTCTTTCCTAAATATAAAGAGTTTAATTCATACGTAGATGTTAGTGATGAAAAACTAAAAAAACTAAACGAAACAATTAATTCATTAACTACTTCGTCAAATGAAGATTTTGGTAAGATTTTTTCAGTAGAAGAATTAGAAAAAGCTAGAGAAAAAATTGAAGCAAGAGAATTAGAATCAGCAGAAAAACGTAAAAAGATTTTTAATGATCTATATGCTTTTGAAGATGCTAAAATGAAAGCACAAACTCAATCGTATGAAGATAACGAAAAAAAGAAACAAGCACTTCGTACACAAGGACTAAAAGATTTAAGAAGTAATTTAGAGGGAACTTTAACTATTATGTCAGGTAATTCTAAAAAAGCATTTAAAATGTTACAGGCACATAAAATCGCAGAAGCTATTGTTAATACTTATGCGGCAGTTATGAAAGCATATGCCGCTTTTAGTCCACCCTGGAATTATCTTGCGGCTAGTGCCGCATTAGCTTTTGGTATGGCACAAGTATCACAAATACGATCTCAAAAATTTACAGCTAGAAGACAAGGTGGAGTAGTTTCAGAAAATAAACCATACATGGTTGGAGAAGGTGGGCCTGAAACATTTATACCAAATTCATCTGGATATATTGCACCAGGAGTAGGCGGTAAAAATGTTAATGTTAATTTTACAATTAATGCAGTTGATACTGCTGGGTTTCAACAATTATTGGCTAACGAAAGAGGTATGATTGTTGGAATGATTAATAGTGCAGTTAACCAACAAGGAAAGAGTGATATAATTTAATGAGTGGAGCATTACCTACATCGCCAGAATTTAACGCTTTATCTTTTAAAGATGAAGTGAATACGCTTATTAGTGTATCTGATAGTGGTAGAAGATTTGCACGACAAATAGATAATCAAAGATGGAAATTTACTTGTAGATATGTCAATTTATCAAGAGCAGAATTTGCACCTATCTTTGCTTTCATTACAAAACAAAGAGGTTCAAAAGAAACTTTCACAATTACTCCACCGAATTTAAAAAATGCTTTAGGTTCTGAAACGACAACTATTTCTGTTAATGGTTCTCATACTGCTGGAGATACTACGATATCGATTGATGGGTTTAATACTGATGATGCTGGTTCACTTAAAGCTGGAGATTTTTTGGTTTTTGCAACAAGTCATACAAAGGTTTACCAAGTGGTCAGCGATGTTACTCCGTCCAGCAATGCGGCAACAGTTTCTATAAGTCCACCTTTACTTGAAGCGTTAGCAGACGATGAAGTTGTTACTTATGATTCTGTTCCTTTTACAGTTTATCTAACTTCTGGTGTTCAGAGTTATAGTATGGGTATTAATAATTTATATAATTATGAGTTTGATGTTTGCGAGGCGTTTTAATGCCAAGACCAGTTTTAAAATTATTGGCTAAATTAAGAATGTGGTATGCCGACATTAGAGGGCATCATGGTATGAGATGGAATTATGAACCATCTGAACATTATTTTGGTAGGAGAAAGAAATGAGAATATCTGAAAACACTTCTGTATCAATGCCTTGGTTAATGTACTTACAATGGTTTAAATAATGAATATAGAGTTTGATTTAAAAAAAGTTATTTCTTTTATAGCAGTAGGAGCTTTTGGTTTATTTAGTTGGTTACTTTTAACTACTTACCAACAAGCAATTACGCTTAAAGAAATTGAAACAGAAGTAAAATTTATATCTAAAAATGTAGGAAAAAATTCTGGAAAAATAGTTTACTTAAAAGGAGAAGTGAAAAAATAAATGAGCAACTTTCCTTGGGATATACAATTAATAGGCATGTTTATTTTTATAACATTATTTTTAACTTTAACGCTTGTATTTACATGAGGATAAAAAATGAGTAGAGGTTTAACGTCAGCAGTCAAAACAGCTTTAGGTGCAAGTCCTACTTTTTGTCATTTAGTTTATTTAGGTTTTGGAACGCCAGTCAGAAAGACCGATAATTCATTTGATATTGTAGATGATATTGAGGGTTCTTCTCAAACGTATAATGCAGACGGAACATTATTAGGTGTTGGTAATGTTGCTGAATCAAATACGCCAATTAAACATAGTGTTAATTTAACATTTTCAGGCGTAGATCAATCTTTAATTTCTACTTGTTTAAGTAATGATGTTCTTGGAACAGAAGTAAAAATTTATCGTGGCGTAGTAAGTGGAACGACTTGTATTGCTGATCCTTTTTTAATATTTCATGGACATTTATCAAACTTTCAAGTGAACGATGGTGGAAGTAGTGCCGCTTTAGGAATGACAATCACAAGTCATTTTGGAAATTTTGAAAAAATAAATGGAAGAACAACATCGGATATATCTCAACAAAGATTTTTTTCAGGCGATAAAGGTTTTGAATTTTCAGCTTTAACAATCAGAGATATTAAGTGGGGTAGAGAATAATGTTTAATTGGTTTGATAAATTATTAGTTAAGGTAGCAAAAAAAATATTAAATAAGTATGCACCTAAAGGCGAGTTCATTGCCTACATTAATAAATTAGAAGAATACAAATTAAAAAAATGGGGTGGATATGGAAAACCTGTAAATGAAACAGGAATTAAATCTTTTGGGCCTTTTAGTTCTGTTTTTAATTGGGTAGTATCAACAGCCGCAAAAGCCGCACCATTTTTGTCAAAAATTACACCTTGGATAAGCTATATCAATATGGCGATTATGGTTATCTCTTGGATAAAAAAACCAGATCAGCCAGATACTCCAAACATGGACGGACAAGCAGAGCAAAACGCCAAAGGTGTTCTAGTTAATAAAACATCTTCTAATGCTTCTCTACCTGTTATTTATGGTCAACGTAAAGTTGGTGGAACAGCAGTTTTTATTGAAACATCAGGAACAGATAATGAATATCTTTATATGATAATGGCTTTATGTGAAGGCGGAGTTGAGTCTTGCGAATCAATTTATATAGATGATAAATTAGTAACGTGGTCAGGTGCTTTAACAGATGGAACAGAAAGAACAGTTGATAGTTCTGATTCAAATTTTTATAAAGCTGATCCGACAGTAGATGGTTCAAGTGCTGAATCAACAATATCGGTTACTTGGTATGATGGCGATGATGACCAAACTTATAATACAACAGTTGGTGCTTTATCATCTTGGACTTCGGCCCATCGCTTGAGGGGGATAAGTTATTTAAGTTTAAAGTTTAAATGGAATCAGGATTGTTTTGGTGGAATACCAAATGTTAAATCAATCATTAAAGGAAGAAAAGTTTATGATCCTAATTTAGATGGAACTAATACTGGTGGTACTGGTTCACATAGAGAAGATACAGCTTCAACTTGGGCATACTCTGATAATCCAGTTCTTTGTACGTTAGACTATATGCGTAATTCAAGATTTGGAATGGGTATTGCTAATAGTTTTTTTGATGACGATTATGCTGATTGGCAAACAGCCGCAGATGTATGCGATGTTGATGTAACTCCATATACTGCCGCTAGTGCCATTGATTTGCTGGATATGAACGCTGTTATAGATACAAAAAAGAAGTGTATTGAAAATTTAAAAACAATGGTAACAGGATTTAGAGGTTATCTAAATTATGCGAATGGAGAATATAAAGTTTTATCAGAATCAACTGGAAGTGCGGCAATCAGTTTAACCGAAGATAATATCATTGGTGGTCTTCAAGTATCAAGTTTAGATAGAAATTCAAGATTTAACAGAGTGATTGTTACATTTGTCAATCCATCAAAATCGTATCAAGTTGATGAGGCACAATGGCCAGAAATAGATGATAGTGGATATACGTCAGCCGATCAACACGCTACGATGAAGACAGCAGATGGATTTTTACAAGAAGGACGTTTTGATTTTAGTCAAACAATTACATCATATTATCAAGCGTTAGGCCTAGCAGAATTAATATGCAGACGTTCAAGAAATAATTTAAATGTTGCTTTAAGATGTGATGCGACAGGATTAGATTTAATGGTTGGAGAAATTGTAAATATAACTCACGCAACTCCAGCTTTCTCTGCAAAGACATTTAGAGTTCAAGGTATGCAAGTAAATTCCGATTTAACCACAGAGTTACAGCTTACGGAGTACCAATCGAATTTCTATACTTGGGCAACAAAGACACAAGCGGCAGTAATACCAGATACTACTCTGCCAAATCCTTATTCTGTTGTTGCTCCAGCGTCCGTTACGCTTACCGATTCTTTACTGGAATATTCAGACGGAATTGTAATTACTCGATTAGAAATTTTAGTTGGTGCAAGTACAGATAAGTTTAGACAATACTATCAAGTTGAAACTAAAAAAACTTCTGAAAGTGATTATAAAGTTTTATCAAAAGGCGTTAGTGCTGTTTTAAATTATCAACAATTAAACGTAATAGATGGAGAGGAATATTCCGTTCGTATTAAATGTATAAATTCTCTTGGAGTATCTTCTGCTTATACAACAGCTACAAGAACAATCGTTGGTGCTTCTGATACGCCAAGTGATGTTTCAACTCTATCTGTATCAATGGTTGGTTCAAATCAAATGCAGTTACAATGGACTCCTGTTGCAGATTTAGATGTTTCATACTACGCAATCAGGTATCAAGATGTAACAAGTGGTGCTGGTTGGAACTCATCAACAAATTTGACACAAGTTGTTAGAAGAAAATCAAATAGTGTTACCTTAAATTCCAAAGAGGGAGCGTATCTTATTAAAGCGGTGGACAAACTCGGTAACGAATCAGATAACGAGGCAATCGTCTACACGAACATTTCAGGACTTGAACATTATACAAATGTTGGAACTTATAATGAAGAAACTATTAATGCTGTAACAGGACAAAGCTGGGAAGGAACTTTTGATGGAGATTGTGTTAAAGGACAGGATTCGTCAGATAATTTTATAGCAACTTTAGATACGATATTACTTTGGGATTCTGCTGTTGGCGATATTGATGACGCAGATGGATTAATAGATAGTGGGCCAACAGACGCAACAGCTAATCCAACTTATTATTTAGCAAACATAGAAAGTTCTGGAGAATACATAGGTAGTCATACCATATCGCTTGATTCCGTTTATGACGCTACATTTCAGGCAACGATTGATTTAACAATTAATGATCTTTGGGATTTATTTGATAGTGGTCGTGGAGCAAGTGCCTTTGATGATGCTCAAGGCCCATTTGATGGAACTGCTCCGTCAAAGTGCGATGCTTTTCTTCAAGTAGGTTCAAGTGAAAGTTCTTTAGGTGCTATCTCAACCTATAATGATATTTCACAACAAGCGACAGTTAAAGGAAGATATTTTAAATTTAAACTTAAATTAACAAGTGCCGATAATAAAGCTAGACCAGAAGTTTCTAGTATGCAAATTGTATTAGCTTTAGAAAAAAGACTGGAAAGTGAAGAAGATGTGGTTAGTGGTGCTGGAGCAAAAATTATTACATATACTAACGCATTTTTCGCAAGTCCAGCGATTGGCATAGCGGCCCAAAATATGGTTTCGCAGGATTATTACACCATAAGCAGTAAAACGAAAACAGGATTTACCATAACCTTTTACAACTCGTCTGGAGTGGCCCAAGATCGTACGTTTGACTACGTTGCAAAAGGGCATGGATTAAAGAGTTAATAGCTAACTTGAAGTGTTTTTATAAATATAGTAGATAATAAAATGGAAAATAAAATATGAGTCAAGTTTCAGATTATACATTAGGTAATATCGGATTTTCAAGTTTTAGGAGCGAACTGAACACGATATTAAATGCCAGTAACACGCTTAACGCTGGTACTTCTGCACCTGGAAGTGCGGCAGCTGGATCGCTATTTCTAGACACAACTTCGGCAACAACACCTACTTTAAAATTTTACGATGGATCAGATTGGATTTCACTTTGTACTTTTAACTATTCTGCAAATACTGTAAATTGGTTAGACAATACTGTTACTGCTGATGTATCAGGAGATTCAAGTCCACAGTTAGGCGGAGAATTAGATGTTGTAACTTATGATATAGTTTCAACTTCAAACAGAGATATTGATATAACTCCACATGGAACAGGAGATGTAGTTCTTGGAGCAGATACAGTAAAAGTTGGAGATAGTGGAGCGGCCGCAACCTTAACTTCAAATGGTGCTGGAACTTTAACTGTAACGACTGGTGGTACTGAAGATTTAATTTTAAATACCAACAACGGAACAAATGCTGGAAATATAACTTTAGCTGATGGAGCAAACGGAAATATAGATGTTACAACAAATGGAACAGGAGCAATTAAATTTAATGACATGGCTTATGTTCCTCAACAAGCATTAACTTCAACATCTAATGCTGTGGCTTGGGATTCTCAAAGCCAGAGCAACGCATATTACCTAACAACAGAAAACACGACTATTGCCGCACCGACTAATGCAGTTGAAGGAGCATTTATTTGTTTAGAAATTAATCACGATGGAAGTTATACTGTTGACTGGAACGCAATTTTTAATTTTGCCGCAGATACTGCTCCGACTACAACAGACACAAATGGTAAGACGGATTTGTTCGTATTTCGTTACAATGGTAGCATCTGGCAGGAAATCGGTAGAACTTTAAATATACCTGAAAGTTAAAATATGTGGGCATTAATAGAAGATAATGAAATAAAAAAAATAATCAATCAACCAAAAGGATTGGTTATTGGAGATACTCGTCATTCAAGAAATATATTTTCTTTTAGATGGACTAACGAGGAAAGAGAAGCGATTGGACTTTACGAAATCGTCATTGATAATTCAAACAAGAAAGATGAAAAGTATTACACTAACACCAATCAATCTTTTAACTTTGCAGATGGAGTAGCGACAGCTAGTTTTGGAACTGCTACTGCAAAATCTTTAACCGATACTTTATTCACAGCACAAGATGAAATTGATGGAAAAGGTACAGAAGGCGAAGTTGCAGTTGAAGGTTTAAAAAATAAACATAAAGACGTTATCAAACGACAAGCTAGTGGACTCTTAACTCCGACAGATTGGTATGTGATTAAAGCAACCGATGTAGAAAGTTATGAAGTACCAAGTGCTGTTACAACTTTTAGAGCAAACGTAAGAACTAAATCAAATGAAATGGAAACTGCCATTGACAATGCGGCTGACGTAGATGCGTTAGCGGCTTTATACGAATACGTCAATACAGGCACAGAAGAAAATCCTGTTATGGAAAGACCATTGGGTGAGTTTCCAATCTTGGAGGTTTAATGCCTTTAATTTTACCAGGCAACGTAGCATCGGCAACAGCATCAACTGGATATGACGTAGCCAATTCCTGTCGGTTTAATAGAGCCGATAGTCCAACTTTACTTAAAGCTTTTGGAACACCTACTAATCAAGATCAATGGACTTTTAGTATCTGGTGTAAAAGATCAGGATTAGGAACAACACAAAATTTATGTGGCTGTCAATCTAGTGGAACTAAACTTACTTCACTTCGTTTTGATACTGATAATGCTTTAAATTTTTATGACTATAATGGTGGATATACTGGTCAAATAAAAACAAACAGACTTTTTCGTGATGTGTCATCTTGGTATCATATTGTAATCGTATGGGATAGCGGAAATGCAACAGCTGGAGATAGAATGAAAATGTATGTTAATGGTGTAGAAGAAACTAGTTTTTCTGCCGATAGTAATCCAACTCAAGATTTAGATTCTGATATGAATACTAGCGGAGAAAATCTTGATATAGGTCATACTAATGATGGGAATTATTTTGATGGTTATTTAGCGGAAGCTGTTTTTGTTGATGGTCAAGCATTAACACCAACTTCATTCGGTGAATTTTCTGAAGATTCACCTACAATCTGGATGCCGAAAGATGTTTCAGAATTAACTTTTGGAACAAATGGCGGATATTATGACTTTGAAGCGAGTGATAATTTAGGCAACGACGCCAATGGCGGAACAGATTTAACAGAAGCTAATCTAGACGCAACCGATCAAGCAACCGATACACCAACGAATAATTTTTGTACGATGAATCCATTACAAGCACAAGCAAATGATTTAACCTTTGTAGAAGGAAATTGTAAAATTACAAATACAGATAATACTTGGAGAAGTTCTTATGGTACATTTGGACCAACAAGTGGCAAATGGTATTTTGAAGTAAACTGTCAAGCATCTAGTGGTTATGAAAGATTTGGAATTGTAGATGCAGATGCTATGAACAAACAATCTGCTGATGGAAGATACGATGATGTAGGGTACAATTCTAGAGGTTATGCTAATGCTAGCGAAGGGTCAAAAAACAATAATGGTGGAGGAACTCCTTGGGGAGATACTTGGACTGCTGGAGATATAGTAGCATGTGCTTATGATCTTGATAATGGGAAATTATATTTTAGTAAAAATGGAACTTGGCAAGACAGTGGCGATCCTACGAGTGGTGCAACAGGAACTGGGTCAGCTTATGATATTGACACAGGTTATTTTTATATTCCAGCTTTAGCACATTATGGTTCAGGTTCTAGTATGGAATTTAACTTTGGCGGCTCTCCAGCTTTCACAGTTTCGTCAGCGAACCAAGATGCCGATGGTTATGGAAATTTTGAATACGCAGTACCAAGTGGATATTATGCACTATGTACTAAAAATTTAGCGGAGTATGGATAATGGCTTTTAACAAGTTAAAAGGAATATAAATATGGCATACACAGCAATAGACGACGCAGGTATTTTTTTTAATACTAAACTTTATACAGGCACAGGAGCATCTAATGCTCTAACAGGCGTTGGTTTTCAACCAGATTTTACCTGGATTAAAAATAGAGATGCCGCTGATTTTCATGTTTTAACTGATGCAGTTAGAGGAGCTACTAAATATATAATGTCTGATGTGACAGATGCAGAAACAACAAACGCAGAATCTCTTAAAAGTTTTGATTCAGATGGGTTTACAGTTGGAACCATGAATGAAGTTAATACCAATACAGAAGCTTTTGTCGCTTGGTGCTGGAAAGCAAATGGTGCTGGTTCATCAAACACAGACGGAAGTATAACATCAACAGTTTCAGCTAATACTACTGCTGGATTTTCGATAGTTAAATGGACAGGTGATGATTCAACAGCAACTATTGGTCATGGATTAGGTGCTGTTCCAAAAATGATTATTACTAAACGATATGACTATGAAGGTAATTGGTTCACTTATCATCATTCATTAGGTAATACAAAATATATACTTTTAGAAGCAACAGACGCAGAAGCAACATCAAGTAATGCTTGGGATGATACAAGTCCAACTTCTTCTGTTTTTACAAAAGCTTCAGCAAATAATATTGACACTGGAACTTATATCGCTTACTGCTTTGCAGAAAAACAAGGCTTCAGCAAGTTTGGAACATACACAGGAAATGGAGATGCTGATGGACCATTTGTCTATACAGGATTTAGACCAGCTTATGTTATGTCTAAAAAAACTACATCAGATCCTTGGAGAATTATGGACACAACAAGAAGTACATATAATGTTGCACAAAATAGATTACGAGCAGATAGTTCAGATGCAGAAGTTACAGCATCTAGTCAAGATAAAGATTTTTTATCAAATGGTTTTAAAATAAGAAATACTGATGGTGGTTACAATGGTTCAGGTTCAACATATCTCTACATGGCATTTGCAGAGGCAAGTTTTGTCAATTCAAATGGAGTACCTTGTAATGCAAGGTAATAAAAGAAAGGAGGAAATATGTTTAAATTTAATTTAGAAATTCCAACTTATGCTGAATGGAAAGTACAAGTGGAAAAATTTATCAAAGAAAACCCTGAACAAGCAAAGAAATATCAAGAGCAAGTTCAGAAGTTTTGGATAGATTTCTTAAAAGATATGTTCAAAGTCAAGTAATAGAATATATTTTTCAAAAGGTTTATCTTCTCAAACAATTCAGATATGGAATATATTATGAAAATATTCCTAACAATCATGATGTGTTCTTATATAGAAGCAAGTTGTATGTCGCCTTATCAATGGCCCACACAATTTAATGACATGTATGATTGTTTGAACTTTGGATATAAAGAAGCTATTAAAAAATCACAATCAATAGGCAGAAAAGAAATTAATCAATATGGAATATATTTTAAATTTACTTGTACTAATAAACCATTAATACCAAAAAAGGAAACCGATGCCTAAAGCTAATCATAGTGTTAAAAATGGTTTAGAGATAGTTAAGATTAAAACAGAATTAACGCATATCAAAAAAGAGTTATGTTCAATTAAAGAAGAACAAAAAAAATTGTCTGCTTATGCCAATATGGGAAAAGGGGGTCTGAAGGTTGTAATATGGTTAGGATATATTATAGCTGTAACTATTGGATATTTTGTAGGCAATAAATTATGAAGATAACTAAAGTCTGCGTCATTCCTGATGCTCACGATGGACCTAATATACCTAAAGATCGTTTTAGGTGGATAGGAAAACATATTAAAAAAACAAAACCAAATTACGTTATACAAATAGGAGATTTTTTAAGTTTAGATAGTTGCTGTTGGCATATCGACAATGCAACGATGGAAGCTAGAAAAAATAAAGGAACTTTTATTAAAGACATTGAATCCTTTGATGCGGCTTTAAAAGAATTAAATAAAGGTATTGGAAATTATAAAGTTAAAAAACATTGTACGTTAGGTAATCACGAGAACCGACTTTGGAAATGGGAAGATAACAATCCTGAATATTATCAAATGGGTAAGCGAGAACTATTCAGAACCTTAAAGAAGTATGGCTGGACTACGAGTGGATATGGGGAGTTCTATTTTATAGACGGAGTAGGGTTCACTCACGTACCTTTTAACATTATGGGTAGGGAATTTGGTGGTGTTAATGTTGAAAGAAATATCGGACAGAATAGTTTATTCGATGTGGTGTTCGGCCATACGCATAAATTTAATGATGTTCGCTGTCCTAAAATTGGAGATTCAAATTATATAAGAGTTGTAAATGTAGGTTGTGCTTTACCTATGAATCATGTTGAAAGATATGCAAAACTCTCAACAACTGGTTGGTTTTGGGGTGTGGTTGATTTATCTATTTATAACAGTAAGATTCAAGAAGTAAGAACAATTACAATGGACACTTTAGAATTAACGTATGGTTCAAAATGATTAAAAGAGAATTAACAGATACAATCGTTATACATTGTTCAGCTACACCAGCTACAATGGATATAGGTGTAGAAAAAATAAGAGAGTGGCACGTAGGCGAAAATAAATGGGACGATGTAGGTTATCATTTTATTATTACTCGTGATGGAACAATAGAACCAGCACGTCCTGAAGAAATGCAAGGTTCACACAATCCAACAACCAATTATCGAAGCGTTGCAGTTTGTATGATTGGTGGATCAGATGCTAATGGCGGTTGGTCTAATAATTTTAATGATGCACAGTTTGTTACATTAAAGTCATTAATATTAGATTTAATAAAAAGATATGAAGTGCCAGAAGATTTTAAACAAATTAAAAAGATTATAGGTCATTACCAGGTTGATGATAAAAAAGAATGTCCAAGTTTTAATGTTCCTGATTGGTTAGAAAAAGAGGGGTTTCAAGATTATGTGGTTTAGTGCAATCAAAATGGCTATGAGTGCTGGTAGTCATATCTATAAAAAAAGACAAGAAACTAAAATGCGTATGGCAGACGCACAATTAAGACACGCAGAAAAAATGAGTTCTGGACAGTTGGAGTATAGCGGCAAACTTTTAGAAGCTAGACAAAACGACTACAAGGACGAGATCGTTTTATTGATTCTCACATTGCCTATAATTGTACTTGCCTATGGAGTCTGGTCAGATGATCCTGAAGCTATGACCAAAATAAATCTTTTCTTCGAACACTTTCAGGCACTTCCGTCCTGGTTCACTAATCTCTGGATTTTAGTGTGTGCTAGTATATTTGGTATAAAAGGCACTCAAATTTTTCGCAACAACAAAAAATAATCTATGGCAGAAAAAGCCGACTATCGAGAAATCATTAATGAGTACAAAGAACAGATTCGTATTTTAAAAGACGAAGTTGATGAGATGCAATCTAAATTAAAAGAGAAAGATAGTGCATTAAAAAGAACCACACAAAAACTTGAAAATACAACAGAAGATTTTGACCAAGCTAACAGCGAGATCAAAAAGCTAGAAGAACAGATAAAAACTCTTAAAGGTAAACCTAGCAAAATATTAACCCATTAGACGCTCTAGGACGCTCGAGAATTGACGAATCAGGTGTTTCCTATACCTGACTACCCACCTAAAAAGACCTAAAAACCACGTAAAATAACGATAAATATAGCTTAAATACAACTAAAAAACTTCTTGTATTTTAAGTTGTATATTGTACATTAATCGCATGTTTAAAAAAAGAAAAGGAGAATCAGTAATGATTAAAGAAATACCAGAAACTAAAAACAGAAGAATACTAGCTACAAAAATTCAAAGTGCTTGTAACGAAAGTCATCAAGGTATTGATATAATTTTTAATATTTTGCTTAAATATGTTCCATCTACAATTTTAAAAGAAGAATTAAAAAGAGCAAAAGAAAGTAAAGATGAATAGAACTTACACATACGCTGAACTTAAAGATTTAATTAACGAAGAATTAGTTAATTATAATTTCATTATTGAAAGCAAACATATCTTTAATCAAGAGTTTATTGGTTTTAGAAAGTTCTTTAAAAATCTTTTAAAAAAACAAAGTAAGAAGAAAAACGATTGGTTTAGAAAAGATCAACCTGAATCTGAAACTAATAAAAAATTTGATATTTTATATCCTTATTTTGAAAAAGTAGGTGGTTACAGAATTTACTTAAACAAAGAAACTGTTGCTGATTTAAGTATGACACAACTTTACAAAGATTTTCCTAATCTTAAAGCTGATTATGATTTATTATTATCTTTAAAAGAAAAAGTTAGATCAGGTAAAAGACCTAAAGATTTAGAAAAAGATTATGAAGCTGAAAGATTAAAAAAAGCGGCAGAAGAAAATAAAGCAACTTGTGGAATTTGTAATCAACATTGGGAATTAGTTGATATGGAGGGCGAACGTCAAAAATTTAATCTATCTAAAAATGTAATTGCAGATCATGGATTTACTATTAGATTTGGAAATGGCAGAGATGGAGTTTGTTTTGGTGCAAGATTTTATTGTTGGGAAAAATCTCCTAAAGTAAAAATAGAATATGTTAAGCAAGTTTTACAACCAACTTTAGATGAAGTGTTAAAAGAAAAACCAACTAACAAAACTGTTGAAAATATTAAAGCATATATAGAAGATTCTAAATTGGCTAAAAAAGAATATGATCTTTTACCTATTTCTCTTACAAATGAATATTACAGATTAAAAAGAGATACAGGAGAAAAATATTTTGATAAATATATTACAGATGATAGTTGTCCAGAAAATATGAAAAATATTTATAAGCTATTATCAAGAATAGGAACTCCAACTATACGTTTTTCTGGTATGCACCCATTATTTCCAGGAATTAAATTACCAAAACATTCTATTGAAATAACTTTAAATCTTTTAGTAAAAATTTGGACAGATTATAAACAAGGTTTAATAGATGAAATTAATAGATTTGAAACAGCTATTAAGAATTGGAAGCTACAACCAACACCAAGAGAAAGGTTAGGTAAGTAATGTTTAATATACCATCTGGCTATCATATCTCAAAAGGTGCAGACAGAATCTTTTATATTTTAAATGATGGAGAAGAATATATTAGAAAATTATCAACTGATTTAAAAGAAGCAAAAGTAAAAGCTAAAAATTATGTTGGTTATGATGTTCCTATTAATATTTGGACTAGAGATAAATGGAACGCTACCACAGCAAAACCAGGTTTTGAACCATTACAAAGATACGCTTTACCACAAGGTTATGTTTTAGGTCAGTTTGATAAAGTTTTTTATTCAATTAAAGATTTTCCTTTATGCTCTAAATCTTGGCACTCTGAACAAGTTGTTTCAACTAGCATAGGAGATAATTCTTTAATATTTGGTTATGGTTGGAGAAAAAATCTAACAGATAGAGAATATAATTCTTATAAAAATTCACAATGGATCGGTAAGTTAAAAGAAATAGTTACATTTAAAGGTAAAATTATATTTAAAAAAGAAGTTAATGGTTATAATGGTAAAACAAATTTATACAAATTTGATGTAAATGGTAATGTGGTTTTAACATATACTCCATTACAGCTTGGAGAAATTAATCAAGTTGTTTCTATTAAAGCTAAAGTAAGCGAACTAGACTATCTCTCAAATGAATATGGAGAAAGAGGTAGTATTATTGCTAGACCTGAAGATGCAAATTTACCAGAAGATATAGAAGATGGTAATTTTGATGGTTATTCGTTTTGGAAAAAACTAACTAAAATAAATGCAGTTGGTTTAGTAGGATATTTAAACAAGGAGATTCAATGACTTGGAGTAGTAATGTTTCTGCTGGATTTAATAAAAGAATATTAAATAATTTAAACGAAGAACTTTCAAAGAGAAGAATAAAAAAAACAAAACTTAAAGTTTGTTTAGCTTTTTTACATTTAGCTAACTCTAGTAAGAGAATGTATAAAAGGGGATTTAAAAATTCTAGTTATCCTGATACTTTTGAATACTTTAAACTTTTAGAAAAAAGAAAAAAACTAGCAACAACAATAATATTGATAACTAAAACTATAATTAATAACAAAGAATTAAAGGATTCTCGTCTATGCTGACATTAGACAGAATAGGATTAGTGAGAGTTTTTAAACAAATGGTGCTAGGGTACTCACTCAATCTTTCTCCGAATACTCTAGCACCTAGAAAGGAAAGTAAGATGAATAAACTGTTAATTATTTTATTATCTTTTTTATTGGTAAGCTGTGCCAGTTACAAACCAGTTGCTGATTTGAAAGCTAGTACAAATGCCAACAATTACCAGGAAGATAGACAGCATTGTAAATTACTTATTAAAGAGGAATTTAATGCGTTCTATGCCGCTTGGTATGACAGAGAATTATTATCACGTTGCCTTAATGGTCGTGGTCATAATGTCTTAAACACTTATACGATTCAGAATTAATATGAATCCTATAAATATAAGTGCAGATGAAAAAGTCCTGAACGATGTACTTATTCAACAAATGGCACAGGCGATGGGGGAATTGGATAAGATATTAAAAGACGATACACAACGAGGTATATCTTGGTCTGCAATTCCACCAAAGAGTACGCAATTTAAAAGATATATAAAAGTTGCTACACTTAAAAGAGTATTGCGTAATAAATTTGGTCATAACGTAATGCTTACATCGGAGATAAAGCACGATGATATAAATAGAGTAGTTATTCAAGCGACTTTATCTCATAGACATTTAGGTTTTTTATCTTCAGGTTTAGCTGAACGATGGAAGAATCCTAAATCAAGCAATATGCAAAGTGCTAGAGCAGTAGAGTGTTGTCAGACTGCCGCTTGGGGACGTTGTATTAAAAGTTTATTAGCATTTGGAGATGATATTTCTACTGCTGATGAAATTGATAAATCAATCGAATCTGACATTAGTAAAGAAATAGACAAGGAGGTGTTGTAATGGCAGATAATTTTGACATTAAAGGTAATGCTCAAAAGAGTGGGCCAAAAAAACCTAGTAGTGTTATCTTATATGTAAATAAGAATAAGCAAAAAGATGACAATAAACCATCGCTTGTTGGATATATAACAGACAAAGCATTAAATCTGTTTAGTATCACTTTATGGAAGAATAGATCAAAAGATAATATGGTTTATTTCAAAGGTAATTTTGAAGATTTAGCGGTTAAGCAGAACGTAGTTGATATGCCTAAACCAGCTATATCTAAAAATATTCCTGACGATGATATTCTTTCGTAAAAAAAAACAAGCTAAAGTTCTAGGCGGTCGTAAAAGATCGCCTGGAATTAAAACAGATAGCATAGGTTTATCTAAAGCAACCAAGAAGAAAATAGAGGAACAGATGTTGAGAAAATTTATTAAAGACGCAAGAGAAAAGGGAGGATTATAATGGAAGCATTAAAGAAATTCGGAATTAAACATTTATCAGCAAGTAGTATTAATACATTTATTAGTGATCCAGCAAGTTGGGTAGTGAGTTATATTTATAAGAATCCATTTAAGAGTAGTGCGGCCGCTTTAAGAGGAACACATATTGAAAAAGGATTGGATCAGATTTTAAGTAAGCACCAAGATAAAGACATGATTAGTAAAGATCAGATACATCTATTTACTGAAACTTGCGAGCATATGAAAATACCTAAAGAAGAATATGAAAAAGAATATCATTTTATTAAAAAAGCGATTGAGATATTACCTAAACATTTTGAGAAATTTGGTAAGATTATCAGCTATCAAAAAGCTATTGGGTATATGTATAAAGGAATCTACATTAAAGGTTATGTTGATTTTGAATTTGAGAAAAATCTTATTGTAGATTTAAAAACAAGTAAGCAACTTAAAGTTACTATTGGTCATAAGATTGCACAGCATATTTATAAGACAGCAACAAATATGGAAAACAAACTGTTCTATATTCAAGTCTTAAAGAAGGCAGAAAATGTAATGGAATATCAATTAACTGATGAAGACAATATTCAGATTCCATTACTGATTCATCAAGCGATTGAGAATATGAATTATCTTTGTAGTTTAGCCAATACTAAAGATGATTTTAAAAGACTCATTACGCCTAATCCTGATCATTGGATGTGGAAAGATGAAGATAAAATAAAAGCTAGAAAGGATATTTGGGGATATTAATGATCTTAAATAATTTAATTAAAAAACTCATTGATTTACTAGGAGGTTATTCTGATAAAAAAGTTTATATCGAACTTTTAAAACATGATAAAGAAAATGATACTTATAAATATTATAGACTCAACATAACAGAAGTATCAGAAGGTGGAGATTTAGATTCTGAAGAATATACAACAATAGTAGGGTATATTGATTCCTGTGTTGAAATAGAATCGGATTATAAATTAACAAAAAGAAAAATCATCATACATGATTAAAGTCGAAGTTAAAAAAGTCTGGTACAATCACAAGGTTCAAAAAGCTGTTGTGTCTGTAAGAAATTATGCTTATAAAAAAGCATTAAGAAAAAAAGAAAGTTTAGGAATAACTTTTAACAAGCAGTTTATGATTATTCCAGTAGAAGATTTGGTTGCGAAAAGAATACTTTCAACAGAATGTACCAGTATATTTGATGGCAAAAAATATAGGTTAATTGATTTTGTTTGGAATCCATATAAACAAGAAGACAATAGACAAGGACAATTGTTTAGGGAGGCAGAAAATGGTTAAGAATTGTTACACAATACAGAAACACCACCAACAGTTAAATTATGGAGAGCAGTCCTTAAAAGAGCCATACTTGATTGCTGTGGTATTTTTGAAGACAGTAAATTTAACAACCGCTTGGCAACTCGGCACCGAATTATTTACGAAGCTGAAAGCTGGTTCAATGATCATAACGACTATGAACAAGTGTGCAGTTTCGCTAATATGGAACCTGATAATGTCCTTGAACTTAAAGAAAATGCCAAGAAGTATTTCAAAGATTCGTCAGAAGAAAGGTCAACACTACTATCAGCTTTGCTCGATAGGGTGTTCAGTAGGTATTATGGTCAAAGCTAAATATGTGAGTATGGAGTGTTGTCGCTGTCTTAAAACACAAAACAAATTATATTGGTTTAGTAGTGGTGGTCATTCAGAGTGGGACGATCATTTCTATTGTAAAGAGTGCTTTCGGAGATTGTTTAAAATGTTGCCAGAGAAGATTAAAATAACTTTTGCTAGATATAAAGGAAAGGAAAACAAATGATAAAAAAAGGTGGAAGACCATTCGGTTCGACTAATATGTTACCTGAAGATATTGAACGAAGAAAATTTTTAGGTAGAAAAATAAAAAGACGAAGAAGACAAATGAAAAAAACACAAACAGATATAGGAGTAGCGATTGGGGTTACATTCCAACAGATACAGAAATATGAAAAAGGAGTTAATTCTATTAGTATATTTAGATTAGAGCCATTAAGAATAGCTTTACATATTCCTATACATAAAACTGGATATTTAATTAATAAATATAATCCTAAACAATGAATTTAAGAATATTAAGTTTGGGTGCTGGAGTACAATCATCAACTCTGGCTTTAATGATTGAAAAGAAAGAAATACCAATGGTTGATGCCGCTATCTTTGCTGACACTCAAGCAGAGAGCAAGGAGACAATGGAGTTTCTTAATTGGCTTAAAACGAAATTATCATACCCAGTTTATATGGTTACCAAAGGTAGTTTGACTGAACAAATATTAATAGGCACATATACTAGTAATAATAAACTTCTTGAAAATTATCCTAGTGTCCCATTTTTTTTAAAAAATAAAATAACAGGAAAAAAAGGGTTATTAATGCGACAATGCACCAATCAATTTAAGGTGCAACCTATTATTCAAGAAATTAGAAGATTATTAGGATTAAAAAAAGGAGAAAGATATAAAAAAGATACGACTGTTGAACAGCTTATGGGCATTTCTTATGATGAAATTTTTAGAATGAAACCTAATAGAATGCCATATATTACAAATGTCTATCCACTTATTGATCTAAATATGCGTAGGCAAGATTGCATTAATTGGTTTAAAAAACATTACGACAAAACACCACCACGTTCAGCTTGTATTTATTGCCCATTTCATCACGATAAAGATTTTAAATTAATGAAAAAAAACAATCCTAAAGAATGGAATGAGGTTGTTGAGTTTGATAAAAAAATTAGAAATAAAAATAGAGATAAAAATATAGAAAACTTTGTTCATAAATCTTGTACACCCATAGATGAAGTTGATTTAAACAAAGGAGATGACCAGCTTAATCTTTTTAATAATGAGTGCGAGGGAATGTGCGGAGTTTAGTTGAAAGTTTGATAGACGTAGGTTCAGGATTCGTCCTGGCTATCATCATACAATTAACAATTTTTCCGCTCTTTGATTTAAGACCGAGCATACTTGATAGCGTTTGGATAGCTTTAATTTTTACAGTTGTATCAATTACGAGATCCTGGTTATGGAGGTTAGTGTTTAAAAAATATGAATAAAAAAGAACAGGAACATTGTAAGCGTGTAGCCGCACTTGGCTGTTATATCTGCGGTGCTGAACCACAGTTACATCATATTAGGCCCATAGGTACTGGTATAGGACGTAAAAATTCAAATTTTATGGTAATTCCATTATGCTACAATCATCATCAAGGGCCATTTAGCATACACAATAAAAAACTACTGTTTGAACAAAGACATGGAACAGAAAAAGAAATATTAAAAATTATTATAAAGAGGTTATATGGAATTGCCAAAAAAGAAGTATAAGATTATCTATGCTGATCCAGCTTGGCATTTTCAAAATTATAATAATGCAAAAGCACAAACTAATCCTGAACGACATTATAAAACTATGACGATGAAAGAAATAGTTAATCTTCCAGTAAATGAAATAGCAGATGATAATTGCGTTTTATTTATGTGGTGTACTGATCCATTATTACATAAACAAATACCTATTGTTGAAAAATGGGGATTCACTTACAAGACAGTAGGATTCCATTGGGTAAAAACTAACAAGGATAAATCTAAAAATTTATATGCTATTGGCACAGGGTATTGGACTAGAGCCAATAATGAAATTTGTATTTTAGCAACTAAAGGTAAAATAAGTCGAGTTAAAGGTTCAAATGTTCATAGACTTGTTGTTGCTGATCGTAGAGGACATAGCCAAAAACCTGATTGTGTAAGAGATAGAATTGTAGAACTATGTGGAGATTTACCTAGAATTGAATTATTTGCTAGGCAAAAGGTTCAAGGTTGGGATAGTTGGGGAGATGAATTATGAGATTCTTTTAACAAGCTAGATA